CCGTATCTTCAAAAAAGATTCCATTGTTTGCATCAAAAGTTCCAACACGTTGTTCTAATCCAGATTCTTGTGCATTCATTACAAATGTATTAAATATAAATAATGATTTACCTGGTTGATAAGACATTACTCTTTTTGATTGTCTTATTACTTTATCGCCACTAGCTGTAGTTACATTTAAATTAACTGTAGATTTATTTGCGGTATAAGTAACTGTTCCTGATCCTGTTAAGTCTTCATCAAAGAGATTATTCTTTGACATTACATTTGTACTATCAAAAATAGTAAATGGATTAGATACTCTTAATCTTCCAAATGCATCATAAGCATTTGATCCATTTCCACCACCAATAACTGTTGGTTCAACGTTTACATTATTACATGAACTCATTAGCAACCAAACCTTGAATTAAACCAAGTAAATCTTTCTAATTCTTTTCTTAAATCATCTTGAAATGAAAAATTAAGTTGGTCTTTTAAAGTAGACAAAGATTCTAAAATTTGTCTTTGATTTTCCACATCGTATTCTTGTTTTGGTTCTGGTATGTATGAAGTTATTTTAGCCATTATCTTCTTCCATCTGGTTTTATATCTACTCTTAATGTTCCATAACGCCAAGTCTCACCTATAGCATCATTTTCTATTTTAATTGCAAGTAGTCTTCCTCTAGCTCTAGTGTCTACTTTATCAGTGGATGATGTTATTGTAAAGGGTCCAAGAGGTGAACTAGATGCTGTATCACTTGGATAGTTATTTAATAATAATGTTACTTTTGAATTACCTGTTAATACTTTAAAGTCTGGTATAAATCGTTTCATAGACATAATAAACTCACCATCACCTCTAAGGTCAGCAAGTCCTGTTGTCTGACCCAAAGCACTTTGTCTAGCAGATATATCAAAGTCACCTGATTGAATGTAAGCATCAATTGATGTTGTACCAGAACTATTGACTTGATCGGTTCCGGTTTCATGAGCATAGTAAGTTGATGCACCATAAGTTGCTGTAATACCTTGAATTGGAAAATTAGGTAAAGAAGTCGAATCGTATTCGGTTGCATATGGTAAATCAAATACACCTGTGTCAATATAAGATGTTCTAGCTAATGATGATGTTGTCCAACAGTTTTCTCCGTAGTTATAAGTAACACATCTATTAACTTGTTGTGAATCAGATGTTGCATAAAACCAATTTATTTCATTATATAAAGTATTGTGTTCTGCATATACTAACACACTAGAGTTATAGTTTATACCTAGATTATCTCCTGTAGTTGTAAATACAAAGTCTTCAACTAAACAAGGAATGGTTTTTACAGTACCATCAAACATAAAAAATCCACCTTCACCTGACATCCAAAACACAATACCATTAGAATAACTTAATGCGTTTTGCCCAATCAATCCACAGTTAGTACCTACTTGTCTAACACTAAATGTAAATGGTGGTCCAACAAATTGAATGACATATGCAGAACTATCTGTTAAAACTAATGTGTAGTCTTTACCAGACACTGCTCCTACAATTTCGTTTCCTTTATCAAGTCTAAAAGTTCCTGCAGTATTAGTCGCCGTTGGAGTATAGGTATTAAAATCTTCTTGATTTGAAAATCGTATAAACATTGGATCTTGAGTTGTTGCATCTCCAATAGTTGTTTCTGTTCCAAAATGAAATACATGTCGATCTCTATCAGATACTTGTGTTAATCTTGATGCAGTTGGTGCACCAGTCATAACAGTTGCTCTATTTGATCTTGCATTTACTGCTCCTGCATTCCAAGTAAATGTTTTACCATTATGAATGGTTGCAATTAATATTTGACCAAAATTATCTAAGGACCATAGACCTGGATCTAAGGTTACATTAGTAGTTGTACTTTCAGTGCCCCATGTGCTTGAACCCCATGTATCTGTGCCCCAACCATAACCTGCAGTTTGAAACGTTGGACCAACTATTTCATATGGATCAATTTGTGCTGAACCAGTTCCAGATGTAGTTCCCGCTGAGTTAGTTGGCATAATAATTTCAAAACTATTTGATCCTAAATTAGATGCTTGTACTTCAAATGTATTTTCCGTAAAATCAGTTATTGCATAACCCGAACCTGTTGGAACAGTAACGGATGAAAATGTTATATATCTTCCAGCCAATAATCCATGACTAGTTTTATTGACTGTAACAGTAGCAGAACCTGTCGATGCATCGAAGGTTGCTCCAGTAAGAACATCATTATCTATGGGAGAAATGTCATAAAATTGACTATCATAATATAAAAACAAACCTTGCGAAGTTCCTATCGCTGCATACTTCTCACCATTTAATGATGTCCATGAATGTTGTGCACGAGCTACACCCGGCAGTGTTTTTTGTGAAGATGTAAGTTGATTCCAACCTCCTATTTTTTCAGGAAGTCCGTATCTAAATCTAACAAAATCACCATCGACCCATTGAGACTCGGCTCCGGAATCCGTGACCATTTTGTTAAAACCAGGCTTGAAATTTAATTTTTGTAGCATAGCTTATGTATTATATAGGCTTTTTATGTTTTTAACAGTATTATTTATATGTAGTTAAAATTTAACACTAATCTATATTTTTTGTCAGTACAAGTAGTCCCTCTATGCTCTATATTTGAGTTAAACTCTACAAATCTATTAGCAAGACTTTTGACCTTTTTCTTAGGCTTTTTAAACTCTGTATATCCATTACAAGTATTAAGATAAAATATACCTGTTTTACACTCTTCTCGTAAATCTGTATGCCATCTATGAACAATTTTTTTATTAGTTCTAGGTTGTAAATTAATTTTAATTCTTAAAATTTTTTTAACTTTAATTTTTACTAATAAAGGAATTAATAAATTAAAATGTGGAGAATTAATTTGTATACCATCATGAAATACATGATTAAATTGAAATTTATTTTTTTCGTAGTCATCAACTACTCCATTCATTAGATACCAAGAAAAATTATTGTTAGGTTTATTAATAATTGTATTATATAAACCATCAAAATCAAATTTATCTAAGTAATTATCATATACTATCACAGAAAATTAAACCAACCAGTTATGATGTACTTTGTATTTTTAGATATAAGTCCTCTATGCCTGTGAGTAAAATCAGCTGGCCAAATATATGTATTACCTTGAATAGGTTTACTTTTATATTTTTGAAATTTCCATTCTGTTTCTCCCCCATCTTCGACATCATTTAAATACGTCATAAAAGCTAAAAGTCTTTTTAAATACATATCACCTTCTCCTCTTTCAGTGTGCCAACCACCATACGCTTGACCTGGATTATATTTTTGTATTTTAATATTAGTATCTAATTGCCAGTATCCAGTTATCTTATCTAAATCATATTTGTCTTTATAATTTTTAATCGGATCCTGTATTTGATATAAATACTCCATCATTAAAGGTTCATCTAAAGTTCTAAAAACTTGAAACATATCTACATACTCATTTTTTAAATGCTCTATGTCTTTGCTATTTTCAAAATGAGAAATTATTCTATTACATAATTGATTATTTATTTTATATTCTTCTATAAAATTATTCATTTTATTCTATGCTCAAATGGTCTGTTTGCTTTAGCTTCACTATTAAAAACAATTACTGTTTTTCTTTTATCAGAAACATTAGGTGGTGATCTATGCCAAACATATGCAGGCATTGCTAATAAATCACCTTCTTTGACTTTCATATTAGTTACTTTATCTTTTATTGGATCATATATTTGTGTTTCACTTCCTTTAGGTAATTCAATGTAAAGTATGTTTGACATGTGTGTTTCTGGATGTATGTGCCATTCATGATACTTACTTTTATAGTATTGTTGAAACCAAACATTATCTATTTTAAATTGACCGTAAGATAATTTTTCTGTTATTTGTTTATATACAGGAACAACTACTTTTAAAAGATAATCCATGTAAATTCTTTTAGTTTCTCTCGGTACTCTCCAATCTGTTTTACTAATATCTTGTGAATCAATATTTAATGGATAGCCTTCGGATTTATCTAATAAATCTAAAAAAATTTTTTTATGTTTTTTAAAATTACTTATTTTTGCTAAAGCATAATATTGTTGCACTGGTTCTATTTTTATCATTTTAAATTAAAAGCTATTGTTATTCTTTCTTGATTATTAAAATTAGGCCCAACATAATGTTGGGCCCATGGGGGAAATAAAAATAAATAATTTTCTTTTACTTGAAAAACAAATTCTTCAGAATTATAACAATTAGCTGCGTCTTTAGCTTTATGTGGTATATAAGATTCTATATTTTGTAAATTTCTAAAATTTAAATTTCCACAATCTTTTGGTGTTGATACATAAAATACTCCAGATACATAACTCCATGGATGGGTATGAATTCTATTAAAATCTTTGTAATAATTAATATTACCCCACATGTTAGACATTTTTAATTTATCTTTAACTCTTAAAATTTGGTTAGCATATTCATTAGCATATTTTTCAATTTCTTTTACCAAGGGTTTAAATTCTTTTATTTTTCTAAAGGCAATATTAGGTGTTTGATATCCACCTACATTACTTTTTATTTCTGAAGGATATTTATTTTCAATATCTTTTATGACTTTTTTAATTGTGTCTAAGTCTTGATTAAGTAAGATTCTATTTATAGGTGTTATAAATATGTCATGTATTTCATTCATGTTCTACATACCAGTTAAAATTAAGTTCTTTAAATATTTCTTCCATGTCAATATGCTCTAATTCATTATTGTTTAAATATTCTAAAAGTTCTTCAGCATCTACTATTATCCATTGTTTTTTAGCTTCGAATGCAAATTTATCTGCTTTAGTAAAAAATGAAAAAACTCTTATTAAACCTTCCTCGTGCCTAATCATTGATCGTACATCAAATTTTAATAATTGATTTGTTCTAGATTTGAAAATACCTTGCACATTCCAGAACTCTTCTTTCTTTTGTTTTTCAGATGCATAGGTCATATGATCTAAATGTTTGTTAAACCTTTCTATTAATTTTATCATTAGGTATTCCTACATGAGGTCTTCCATCATAAATATTTTCTAAAGCTCCTTTAGTTTTAGTATTTGTATAATGTAAAAACACTTGAGCTGATTCTGCACCACTAAAAGGATCTCTCCAATGTTCAAGTATATTTCCTTTATAAACTAACATGTCTCCTACATTTAAATCTATTTTTTTACCAGCTCTACCTTTTTTACCTGAAGGCTCTAAAAATATTGGCCATTTATCCCCTCCTAAAAATAATGTTGTAGATATTTCACAACTAAATCTATCTTTATGTCTATGAAGTTCGTCACCTGTTTTATATAATCTAGCATAACTATAATTGGGGTATAAACTTAACCCTGTCACTTCTTGCATTGTATTTTGTAGTTTTATTAAAAGAGTATCAAATGCAACATCACCATAAATTGAAAATGTATTAGGTATTTGTGGATCATTATAAGTACCAAACATTTTTTCTTCAGGTTTAATTATTCTATGATTAAAGTATGCATTGGTAGCCAATCTTCTTATTTTAAAATAATTATATAAAAAAGTAGCTAGCTCTTTAGAAACTGCTTCTTCAATCACAGTATAATTTTCGTCTTGAAAAATCATTTAAAAGGATTCCCTAAATTCCACATAACTAATGAGGCTCTTGTTCCTTTTGTTACAGGAGTTACCCTATGCCAAATAAAAGATGGGAATATAATAATAGATCCTTTAGGTAAAATCTCTTTACACTTAACTAACTCTTTTTTATGTTTAGGATTTTTAACATTATAGAATTCTAATTCTCCACCACTATATTCTTTAGGATCAGTTAAGTTACATGTTACAGATAATTTTCTTATTTTACCTGCAAGGTTGCCTCTATCTTTTTCATAAGGTACTGGCCAATTATCTTGATGCCAGTCATAATGTTGGTTCTTTCTATAAATTGTATATTGAGCAGGTTCAGTCCAATCCCATTGAAAATTCCAACCTGCTTCTTTATTAGCTTTTTGTACATAAGGATGTATGGTATCGTATATCCACTCTTGATCTAACCAAGTTATATTTGAATCTCTTAGTTTTTTAAAATGAGTTAAGTCTTTAGTTGTGGGTTTTCTTCCAGCTTTTTTCATTACCTCTTCACCACCAATTAAACCTTTATGTTCTTCAGTTGCTCTAGAAAGTTCTTTGCATCTGTTTATAAAATCATCAGATAACGCAGCTGTAAAATAATAATAAAGATAATTTAAATTCATTAGTATCGTCTATAATGAACCACTAAATAAATTAAGTCTTTGTCTGTTTCGTTTTTATGTACGAAAAAAGGTAAACTACTATTCAATATAAAATAACTATGTTCTTTAACAGCTTGAGTCCACCATCGACTTTTATCAATATTGTCATCATACTCTACTGTAATTACTCCATCACCTTGTAAAAATAATATACTTGTAAACTCAGGTGATCTATGAATATTATTAGGATTTATATGACTTCTTTTATAAGAATTTTCACCTGGTTTTAAAATTTGACCATACCAGTCTTCAGCTGTTAAACACATCATATCATGTATTTTGTATTTATCTCTTATGTATTCATTATACCAAATAATGTTTTTATCATTGGGAACTCTGATATGTCTGAATAGACCATATAAATCTTTTAATTTAGAAACTTCTTCATTATCAATAATTAAATTTTTTATTTTATCAAAATCAATTTTTTGATAATCATTTATTTCTCCCCAACATACTTCTTGTTCAGTTAAGATTTTTCTTTTCATAATTTCTATATATCTTTTATTAAACTACATATACACTTTTTAAGAAAAAAGTCTAGCTTAAGTAATAGGATTCCAAGTAGAATTATCTGGATTCCAATAATCTACTGCTACACCTTGTATATCATTTCTAATCCATCTAACATTTGTTTCATCCCAATTCACACTTTTATCAGCATCATCATTTGTTGGTTCCGCAACTGGAGCTATCCATTTTGCGTTTGTTACATCTTTTGTCCAAGATGGAAAAGTTTTTTCAGGAAAAAACATATCATTTGCTTCATCATAAGTTCCACCTATACTTGCATGATTTCCTCTAAAAGGAGTTCCTCCTAGTATATGTGTATTATTAATCGTATTGTAAGATGTTTGTTTCCATTTAGAATAACCTGTAATTGCTGTTTGATGAGCAATACCAGTTGCTTCGTCTTCAACTCCGTTTAATAAACAATCTTCATTATTAACATGTTCAATGTTAATCACTATATTATTTTCATCTAATTTTGCAAAATGTGCCATAATTTTTATGTGAACTCGTATCGTATCACTACAATACCAGATCCTCCTCCACCTGAATTTGGTGAACTAAAATTAGAGCCTCCAGCTCCTCCTCCGCCACCACCTGTATTTGCTGTCCCTGCGTTCGGACCACCTTCAGCGAAACCTTGTCCTCCACCACCTTGTCCACCTGTACCTCCAGGTGATTGTGGTGCATTTCTTGGATCTCCGCCGCCACCGCCACCACCGGCGTAACGACCATCTTGACCTGAAGATGAACCTGTTGCAAATGCTGGAGCAGGGCCACCTAATCCACCATCTTGAATTGTTGTTGCTGAAGTTTGGTCAGGAGAAGCAGCTCCGCCACCGCCGCCACCGCCACAAGTGACAGGGACACCTAATCTTACTCCACCATCGTCAGCTCCTGGAAAACCTTGTACAGGAGAGACAGGTGGAACATTTCCAGATCCAGCTCTACCGTTGTAGCCTCCGCCACCGCCGCCGGATGCTCCTGGATTTCCATCTCTAGGATTAGGTCCTTCACATCCGCCACCGCCACCGCCTGATGACGTATAACCTAAAGCGGCTGATGATCCACCTGATTGACCTTTTTGTCTATCCGAAGAACTACCTGCTCCTGATCCAATTGTAACTGGATATCCTGTTGTTGTAACAGGGATAGTATCTATTTGTCTAAAACCACCTGCTCCACCGCCGCCTGCTCCATCATTTCCACCACGGCCTCCGCCGCCTCCTCCACCACCGACAACTAAAACGTCAACATGGTTTTGGCCTGGTGTACCTAAAGCAGATACTGTAAATGTGCCTGGGCCTGTAAATTTATGATATTTAAATCCTGAAGCTGTACTAGTAGTTCCACCAGTAGCAGTGATGTAAGATATTTTTGTTGATCCTCTGAATTCACCAATAGATATTTGACCTGAACTTGGAATAGGTCCATTAGGTGCTGGAGAACCTGCAGGTACTAAAGGACCTCCTGAATAATACTCTGATAATGAAATTGGATTAGATCCACCAAACTCTGTTTGAATATCATCTAATGAAGTATTGGTACTAGGAACAGGCATTTATTTTTTCTCCTCACTTAATTTTTCTACTTTATCTGTTAATACTTTAACTGCTTCAATAAGTAAACAAGTAAGTCTATCATATTTTACAGCTTTTATACCGTCGGGTCTTTGTGCAACAGCTTCAGGTAATACTTTTTCTACCTCTTGAGCAATTACACCCACATCTTTTTTTCTAACAAAGTAGCCATCTTCACCACCTCTTTTATTAATGTATTCTTTTTTCCAATCAAATAAAACACCGTTTAATTTTTTTAATGATTCTATTGGATCAGGAATATTTGTAATATTTTCTTTAAGTGCAACATCAGAAGAATAAAAAGCTGTTACATCATTAGTTGCTCTGATTTCACCTGTTGTACCGGATGCAGGTGTGCCTACACCTAATGAATCTAATTGACCATCATTAAATTGAACATTTGAAGCTGTACCTAATCCCATAGATGTTCTTGCAGTCGCTCCAGATTCAGCTACAAAATTAGTACCATCTCCAACAATAAAGTTGCCATCAGTATTTGCTACGTCAGCTAAGTCTTGTAAATTTTGTGTATTATTTATTACTTCAACAACATTAGTTCCGTCAGAATATAGTATTGCTCTAGTTTTTTCATCTGTTCCAAAAGTAAAACCTGTACCAGAAGATGTTTTAAATGTTACTGTGTGCGCTCCAGTTGTTGCGTTTTCTACAATATATGTTTTTTCAATTCCATCTGGAATTACTACATTTTTATTTCCAGTGATAACTCCAGTTAATTTTAATACTTGATTTTTACCATTAGATAAACCACCATTTGAAAATGTTAAAGTTGCTGCTGCAGTGATTCCAACTGCATCATAACCACCTATTGCTTGTTCTAATATAAGTAAATTTGTATTAGTAAATTGACCCCAAGTTCCTGAATTTTCTCCAGTAGCTTGAACTGTTAATTTTAAACTCGCTGATGTAGTATTAGCCATATTTTAGATTCCTTAAATTATAATATAATATTTCATTTACGCAGCAGTGTCAACTTCTGTCCAAGTACCAGAAGAGCCTTGATTTACCTCTGTCCATGTTGATGTAGATCCGGTATCTACTTCAGTCCAGACTATGGTTTTTTCGTCTCCTAAAGCCATTGTCATGGCTATACCGGTTGGTCTAGCAACAGAATCTGTTGCATCTGCTTGACCTTCTTGCATGGTCATTTCTTGACCAGTTACATCAATAAAGCTAACTGCATCTAAAACAGCTGTGCCAAGAGCTGTTGTCATAGGTAAAGCTGTTGCAGTGACATTAGCATCTCCAGTAACTGTTGGAGCATTTTCTTGTATTGTTAAATCAAAACCAGTAACTGAAACATCTACGCCAGCGGAAGCAACAACACTT